AAGAGCATGGCTTCGCAACACCCCCGGTGCCGTCAGCGGCCAGGGCGGTCATAACGCAACCTTCGCAGTAGCCACCGCTCTCGTTCACGGCTTCGAGCTTTCACGCTCGGATGCAGAGATGCTGCTGAGCGAGTACAACGCGAAGTGCGTTCCACCGTGGAAGACCAACGAATTGTCCCACAAGGTGAATCAAGCGATGAACGTGGCGCACGACAAGCCGAAGGGATGGCTTCTTTCCGCACAGAGCGGAACGCCCGTATCAACGACCGGCAAGTTCGTCGTCCAGAAGATCCAAGCAATTCCGCAACCGGAATCCCGATTTACAACTATCGACTTCCTCAAAGCCTGCTTCGAGCAGGATGAAGTTGTCTGCATCTGCAACGACATCATCTGCGACGAGGAAGGTAAAGGTAGGCCAGCGTCCAAGGGTACGTTCCTCAAGCGCGACGAATGGATTGAGAAGCATTTCACGCCGCCCATAAGTTCCATGTGGAACGGTCCTGACAGCCGTGGCGCGTATGTACGGGTCAACCCGTGTCTCGACGAAACCGGATCGGATTCTGGCGTGTCAGCATTCCGCCATGTGCTGGTCGAGATGGACGAGAAGACGAAGGACGAGCAATGGACGATTCTTAAGGATTCGAAGCTGCCGCTATCGGTCGTCATTGATTCAGGCGGCAAGAGCCTGCACGGCTGGGTCAGAGTCGAAGCGGCGAACAAAGAGGAATGGGGCGAGCGTCGCGACGTTGTTTATCGTCATCTCGAAGCCCTCGGCATCGATCCGAAGAACAAGAACGCGAGCAGGTTTAGCCGCTTGGCTGGCGTGATGCGCGATGGCAAGGAACAGAAGCTGTTGGCCATCAATGTAGGTGTCGTGAACTGGGATGCGTTCACGGACTATCTGGAGTCCCAGGACATGCCTCAGGAGTTCACGCTCCAGAGCATCATCGATTACGATCCTGAGAATGACCCTGACAATCTCATTGGCGACAGATGGATTCGACGCGGTTCATCGGTTCTCTTTGTCGGTCAGAGCGGATGCGGCAAAAGCTCGATGGCGTTCTACCAAGGACTGAGGTGGGCCATAGGCTCAGATTGGTTCGGTTGTCAGCCGGTACGACCATTGAAGGTGGCCTACGTTCAAGCTGAGAACGACATTGCCGATCAGCATGATGCCCTGAAGGGAGCCGCGCAGATGGTCTTCGGAAGCGATTGGCAGAATGGATTGCGCCGTGCGGACATGCTCTTCTTTCGCGAGGCTGTTCGTACCGGCGTAGATTTCACGACCATGCTGCGTCGTCTCATCCGAAAAACGAAAGTAGACATTGTCTACATCGACCCTCTGCTCTCGTACATCGGCGGCAATCCATCGGACATCGAGGTATGCGCGAACTTTACGCGACATCTGCTCCAACCGATTATGATGGAGACGGGAGTCGTCATCGTGCTGGTTCATCACTTCCCCAAGCCGAAGGGTAAGGACGACAAACCTGAGAGCGTGGCAGATATGGCCTACTCAGGCTTCGGATCGTCTGATCTGACCAATTGGGCGAGAGAGGTGATTGTCCTGAAGGAAGTCGGATTCAATCAGCCGCGACGTTTCATGCTCGGAATGGCGAAGCGAGGAGACAGGTCAGGACTGAAGGACAAGAACGGAAACAAAACCGGCTCCATCGTCATCCAGCGAGGTGTAGGAACCATATCCTGGGACTACGCACCGCCTGAGGTATTCGTAGTCGATAAGGCGGCAGCTAAGAAGCCGTGGGGCGGACGACCTAAGCGTTAGCCTTCTCGCGTTCAGCGCGACGCCGACCCTTGGCGGATAATGACTGAAATTTTTCCTTGGAAAGTTTTTTGCGTCCGATTGCGGCGGCCAAAGCGCGAGGCTCTCTCACACCCTTCTTCTCAAGCTCGCCGATGAGCTTCTCGTAACGTCCGCCACCGCCAAGTTTCATCTTGTCCATATTACCAGAGGTTTTTGCATGCCCAATATTTGGGCGTTGTTTTGTCCTTCGCTTCCGCGCAGTTGTGACGGGAGCGAAAATTGGCCCGACGCTTCGGGTTCTTGTGCTTGGTGAAGTCGGAGTATCGAACATCACCGAAATGAAGGACGACGACCTTTCCATTGTCGTTCTTCACGAAGACAGTCTTCTTCTTCGGATACGGAGTCACGCCTTCGATCTTGCGCGGAGAATTCAGTGTCACCTTACGTCCGCGCCAAGTGTTACCTTTCTTGGAGAGGGAGGTTTTCATCGTTCGAGGTTTTGTAGTTCGTCGATGTCGGGAGATTCCTCGCCTTCGGTGGCGGCGACAGCTTGAGCGGTTCCACGGAGAACAGCATTCAGCTCATCCTTTGAGAATCGACCGATTGGCTTCATAGCAAGCTCTCTCAACTCAGGCGTTGAAAGAACGTAAGAGGCAATTTTGTACTTCACGCGAGGAGCGAGCTTAATCATCTGGGCCGCTTGGTTCGCTGTTCCAATAGGACCGACGCGAGCAACGCTTCCAACTGCGGCACCAACCGCAGCACCAGTAGTTCTCGCCATAGCCTCCACAAACGGATCGTTCGACGCGATTGGAGCCTTCAGCTTTTCCAACTTTGAAACATTGTCCAAGACAGACTTGAGGCTGGAAACCTTTCCAGTTCCTAAGACCGCATTGGCGTAATTTCGGACATCGCTCGCCTTACCAACAACAGATTCACCAGCAAGTTCAGCCGCCAACTGCTTGGTGTTTAAAACACCTGAGGTGGTGTACTTTTCGATCAAGTCATTGACGTATTGAAACTGAAGTTGCTGCACCAGCATTGGGCTTTCACGACCAATCATATCGAGTGCCACTCGGCTCTGTTCTGGCGTGTACGAGCCGTCAACAATTCCGCCTATGAACTTTTTAGGATTCTGGGAAACAATGTCAGTTACATCGCTCGAAGACGCTTTCTTAAGTGCGCCAAGAATTGTGCCGCGCAACTGTTTGTCCCTTTCTCCAGCCGCTTTTATGGCTTCAGCAATTGTCTTTTGAACCTCAGGTGCCTTTGAACCAAGAGCATCAGAAAGGACATTGGCATCTACAGTCAGGCTTGAAACAACCTTGTTAGGATCGAGTCCAGACAGCGCAGATTGCCGCTTTGCAAGACCTGCAATTTGCTTCGAGTTCGGGAAGAATTTGCTTTGGATTTCAGGCGCAAGACCGTTGATGTAGTTGACGACTTTAGAAACGGAAATCTCACCAGTAACCGGATCAAGACCAGACTTTGCAGCTTGATTGAACAGATATTCTTTCGCGGTAGAATCGATTGCAGCAGCGTCTTCCGGTCGAGCCGCACTCTTGATTGACTCAAGAAAAGTGGGGGCGTCAGCAGACTCTAGCTTGCTGGCAATAGATGCCGGTCCAGCACCTCCTTCTGCGCCAACATCTTTGATCAGCGACTGAACTTGACGGCCAACGAACTTGTCTACGTTTTCGCGATGGAACTTGTTTGCAACGTCGAGTTTTTCTCGAAGAGTTCCTGTTGGGAGATTGGAAATTGCATTGTCGATGTCCGTGGTGATTGCCTTGTACAGATCCTTCTTTGCCTTGTCAGAAAGGCCGGGAAGCAGGTCGTCCTTTCCGATGGAATCTCCAATCTGAGTGCGATATCTCCTAAGCGCATCAATGGACTGATCTTCGGTCATGTTGCCGATAGCGGCCACATATTCACGAGTACCCTTTGGATAGGTTGAAGGAATTCCGCGAGTCGCGAGAACCTCTTCCTTGGGAATCTGAAATCCAAACTCATCAACAAGTCCACCAGCTTGTTCGGGTGTGCCTTTGAACATCTGAACCGCTTGAGCATCGATGTTGTTGGCCCACTCAGACATGCTCGGAGTTTTTACGGTCAGCTTTTGATAGGTAGGATCGTTTCGAAGCGTGTTGAAATTCTTGGTGTCGGTTTGCTTGAAGAAATCGTATCCAGCTTGTTGTAGTTCACGGAACTTGTTGCCAAGAAATGACGGCGTTGCGGCGGTGCCAGGAATCAGTGCGTTGGCTGAGTTCTGAACATCAATCAAACCCTTGTCGATTGAAGGCTTCAACTGAGCTGAAAGCGTTCCGATTGCGTCTTCGTAAGGCTTTGAGACAGCTCCGAGTCGCTTCCGCAAAATATCGACAGCACTCTTTGCTAGCTCATCGGTCGTGATTCCCGTGTTCTTTCCGCCCAGCTCGGTGGCATTCAGGACGATCAGCCTCTTGAGGCTTTCCATGTGCTGAGGTGTAACCTCCGCACCAACTGGAGCGTTCTTGATTGCTTCGACAAGTCCCGGCTCGCCAATCGCCTCAGCAACCCCAACCGGAACTCTGACTCCGGTAGACGACTCAATGATGTCTCGAAGTTGAGAAGTCTCTAACGAACCAACTCTCGGCGAATATCTTGGCCGAAAGAATGTCGCCATCGCACCTTTGAATCCTTCTCCAGTGAGAAATTTTCCGGTAGCGACTGCTGGTTTAACCAACTGCCTAGCACCAGCAGCAACAAGCGGAACACCAACCTCGCTGACAAGCGGACCAAGCACTGTCCCCGCTAGAACATTTTCGCCAATCGTTTCGCCAGCTTTTCCGTATTCTCCGCGAGCAAGCTCAGGCAACGCTTCAACAGCACCAGTGGCTGCGCCGCCAGCACCCCCGCTAACAGCTTCCGCTCCCACACGGCCAAGGAATTTACCGGCACGTTCTGCGCGAGTTGCTCCACCGGCAGCAGTTAAAGCGGCAGCTATTTCTGGTGATGCAGCAGCAAGCAACTCTGGAGCAACTATTCCTGCTGCTATTCCAGCCTGAAAACGAGCCGCATCTCTAAACTGCTTACCTTCAGGAGTTTCAGGACCAGCAATAGGCGCACGGAGAACATCTCCACCGGCCAGACCAGCACCGCCAGATCCTAATCCACGGAACGTCTCTCTCAAGCCAGCCATGAATCCACCTTCTTGCTGGCCAACTTTACCGGCATCCTGCACCGCCTGATTCAACTGAGCGGTCGATCCGACAGCAGCAGCAACTTCTGCTTCAGGCAACGCAGCAACCATCCCCTGCTCCTCGCGACGACGCATCTCCGCAATCGTGGCGGGAGCGGCAGCACGTTCGTACTTTGACTTGAAATCGTTGACTACAAATTGGATGTCCTCTGGCTTTTCGCCGTTGGATTCCATTTGCGAAACAATGCCGTCCAGCTTCAGCCGATCCTGTTCGTTGAGTGGCATGTTTTTAGTAATTGTATTTTGAGCGGAAGTCAGTACCTGCAGGCTGACCGCTAGTGGCTGGTGTCAACGGGGCCGCTTGAGGCTGCTGTTGTCCGAACGGTGTGAACGGCAACTTGTACTTCGCAACAAGCTCGTTGGCCAACCTGACCTGCTCAGGTCGGATTCGATACTGATCTTTGAAAGAACGAATCGTTCCGTACAAATCTTCCGCAGCCATTGCTGAGAAGTTTCGAACATCGTCCGCAAAATTCTCGCTCTTAACATTTCCAAGAGCGGCTTGGAGCCGTTGCATCTCCGTGGTCGTTACGGCTTTACCAGAACGCTCAAAAGCAACCTGATTGAACTCATCTTGGAATCGCTGCAACAGCGCGTAAGCGTCCTTCTCCTCTTTAGTCTTTGCTCCAGCCAAACGCTTTTTGATTTCAGTTACCTTGCCGTCAATAATGCCCACATACTTCTGGATGGCTTGAGGTCCGTAGTTTTTTTCAAAGTCATCGAGCCGTTTAACCAGCTCTCCAGACTTCCGGGCAATCGTTTCATCTCCGCCAATGCGTTTCTCGGCAGTTCCATCAGGGAACTTCCATGAATTACTCATGGCGTTGGACTCGATGATGTCAGCAGTTTGCGCGTCAGGCTTTCCAAACAACGATTCGTATTCGCTGACAGCTCTTTCAGACAAACGCATTTTGGTGCGTTCAGATGCTGGGATTTGATCTTTCTTGCGAGTTTCAACGGTTGCTTGAGCTGCCTTAATCCGTTCTTGAAGAGGAATAGCCTTGTCCAGAAGCGACACTTCCGTAAACACATCTTGAGAGAGTTTTCCTAGAACCTCTTTTTCTTTTTTCTGCTCCCTGATGACAGGAAGATTTGCTTGATAAACCTCTTCGTTAATTTCTCCGGTCTGAGGATTAAAAACGTCGATGCCTTGATTCTGCATCTCAGAAACCATGTCAGCCCTAGTCTTTTCAAACTGTTCGCGAGCCTTGATGATTTTCGCTCTCGGAGAATACTGCTGAAGACCTTGATATGCTTTGATTGCTTCCTGATTGAAAGTCTTTGATTTGAACCGAGGAAGCGCAGGCATAGCCGCCTTCAACTCAGGATCGTTCAAATAGTTGGCCACCTGTTCGTTGAACTGTTGAAACGAATCAAATTCACCAGCCTGAGCTTCCTGCTCCGCCAACGCCTGAGCATAAGCATTCGACTGGATCTTGTTCTGAAGATCGTACTGCCGCTGACGCATAATCTGCTCCGCAGTCTGCATCTGCATCTGCTCCATCATCCGCTGCTGCGTCTGTGCGCGGTCGAACAGCGATGCGCCTAGCTGAAATGCTTGAAGAGATTGGTCGGCCATAAGATTTAACCAGCTTCAGGAATTACACCGACAAGTCGAGGGTCAGATCCAGTTGAAACTCCAGCCCCAGCGTATGGTGAGCCAGAAGGAGGAGCAGAATACAGATTTGCGGGATTTTGCGCCATCAACCCCTGATACATTCCGTACTGCGACAGCGCGCCACCGGCAACACCACCAAAGTTCGTGAACGCAGTCTGAGCCGCCTGCTGCATCGGAGAAGGAGCGGCTGCAACCTGAGCGGCGGTCAAATCACGACCGTATTGAAGTTGGTTCTGCTGTTGAATCGCCCCAATGCGCTGCGCTGGCGTGATGAACATGCTGCTCACCGAGAACGGTTGAACCATGCCGAACGTCCGCTGCTGCTGGATAAAGTTCTGAGCTTGAGCAAGACCCTGATTCTGAATCTGCATGCCAGTCAGCCCTAAATCGCGAGCGGTCAGCGCACGGCCAAATCCAGATCCTGCGCCGAATCCTCCAGACAAAGCTCGTCCAGCGGTTGAGCGTTGAACCTGAGCGGAAACCTCAGGAGAAATCTCGCCACGCAAAGCAGCACCAATGTTCGCTCCAGCCTGTTGAACAAGCTGGTCATAGCCTGGAATCGCACGACGAAGCTGCGCCTCAAGCTGAGACTGTTCAGCGGCAGTTGTCTTTTGCGCCAGCTCGGTTGCAGGTTGAAGCGCGGCGATGTTCTGCTGAATCGCCTGCTGCTGCTCCTTAGCGAAATCAATCGGCTTCAGCTCAGGAACCTTCGGTTTCTTTCCGCCGAACAGTCCACCAAACAAACTTCCAAGGCCGGAGATTGCCGCTCCACCCAAAATTGCCGCTGGAACACCTATTGCCATAAATTATCCTTTTGGTTCAGAACCATTGCGAGAATCCACCGCCATTCAATCCTACACCGACCATGCGTATCGTCGCCACCGCATCGCCCAGATACTGCATCGTCTGCTCCTGAACAGCTTGAACCGCTTTGGCTTCGTAGGCCACTGCTTCCTGAATCAAATCGTTCTCCTCCTTACGAATGGCCATGACCATCAACTTGATGGCATCAGGACACGGAGGAATGAGGTAGTCGTTGACGGTCGTCGCGTTGATATGGCGCATCTTGCCAATCACCGTAACGGTCTGAGTGCAGGAATCGCTGTTCCGACCAGTCCAGAAGCTACGACGATATTGCGGCAAAGTTTCATCAGGGTCGTAAACTGCCAGATCAATCTCAGCAAAAATTGTTTGATTGAACTCGTATAACCGCGATGCGGTATTTGTTGCCTCCCTGATTACGCCGGTCAGTGCGGTAAATTTCTTGGAAGACTGAACGTACGGCAAAGCGAGCGTCAGCTTTTCGCCGTCAATCCATGCGCCGCCTGATTGGGTGCGAATCCATTGTCCGTTCGAGTCGTAGCCTTGGAGCGTTATCGTTTTGCCGACATCTGAAGCATCGCCAGGATAAACTCGAATGTAGCTATTGATGCCGCCAGACATATCGCGATATGAAACAACAGTACCACGATCAACGAGCTGTTTTCCCGCGCACGGGTTGCAGCCGCTAAGGAGTCCGAATCCGGTTTCTTGGAATTCATACCATTGGTTGCGAACAGATCCTGTTCCGCAGCAGTCTGCGACGGCTTCAATGGTTTCGATTGAACGAGGCCAAGTGATGCAACCGTCTACAGTGCAAACGGTGAAACGTCCGTAAGAACCCGCCCACAACCCCTTGTGTAGAAGCCTTCGACACGCTTGGTTGATGTAGTCGTAAACGCGCTGATCATCGACACATGTGCCGATGACCCGAGCGATTGTCGAGCGGATGTCCTGAACGATAAGCTTCATTTTGTGTAGTAGACTCGGCCCGTTCGCTTGATAAAGTAAACACCGTAAAATGGCGGAAGATTGTTATGGCCGATGGCGTTCTGACTGTCGTTGCCAGTCTTGTCAGCGTTCGTTGTTCCGACATCTCCGGTCGTGATACTCGGCCCAGAACCGCCGCCACCGCTTCCCGCAGCACCTTGAAGGATCTGTGTCGGGTACGAACCAAGTCCAGTCCATGACTTGTTGACGAGGTAGTAATCGTCGTTTGCGGGGGCAATGAGTTGAGCGACGCCGTGAGTATGTTCGTTGAACGGGGTTTCAGGAACAGTCAGGGTATGCTTGTCTTCACCAGAAACAGATGTGGTTGTCGTCGTCCCCTGAACATTCACCGTACCGCTTGCTGCAAACGCTCCAACGCCAACCGGGAATCGAGCATCGAAAGCTGTGTCAACCTCCCACATTGGGCCGGAAGTCACATTTGTTGATGTCGCGGTTCCATCGCCACCGTCGTAGCTTAGGACATCAGCAGCAGTGCCAACGAAGATGCGCCGTTCAGGACCGTTGGCCGGAATAGGATTCTTTCTCGCCCAGTATCCACTGACGCGCACCCACCACTCACCGTTCTCGTCCAACCACGGATAAACCTGATTGTTTAGCGCAGGCGTCGATGCTCCGTAATTGAAGAACGAGTTTCCAATCGAGCTGTTGAACGTCGCTTGAGTGCCGCTGATGATGTCGTTGGCCAACGACTGGTAATTGAGCGGACAATATCCAACCGGCAGACTCGGCGGAGTAAGAGTGATGAGCGTAAGGTTTGGCATAATTGTTAGGCTATTCTGACGAGTAGGTCAGAGGATTGACATCGCAGACATCAAGCGGTGTGCAAGCAGGGAATACCGTCCGGCACTCGCCAACACTCGATTCCTGAATGTCGTAGGCGTGAACTCGAAGACTCTTGATCCGGCAATACCCCATGATGGTCAGCATGACCTGAACCTCGTAAAGATTGCGAGCGGGAGTGCTGATCGTCGCGTTACACGGCGAATCCGATGGAGTCGGGAATCGCATCTTAGGCCGGTACTGCGGCTTGAAATTCGTAATCGGACAAAGATCCAAGCACTGCGTCACAGTCGCGCATTCAGCAAAGTCAATCCACTCGATCCAGCCGGGATACTGGTCCGGTCGATAGGTGACATTGAAGGAGACATCGCCCTCAAGCTCATCAATGAACAAGTCACCGGAATCGAGTCGCTTCAAGCCAAACGGAACCTCGAAGTTGTAGGCTCGAGTCTGCACTTGCCATTCGATTTCCTTCTTGGGAGTCGCACTCAAGTTCATGTCGAACCTTTCGGCCTTGGTGATTTCCCAAATCTGGATCGTGTCGTCCGACCCGCGAGCAATCGCAAAGCAAGCGTCTCCGTAAGCGTTCTCGGTCTTGACGAGCTGCAAGATGTTCAAGCCAGTCCAGATACCTGACCAAGCTGGAGGAGCTTTCTTCCGCATCGAAGTGATAAGCTCCATATCCAACACGGATATAGCCTTGTGAATGACTCCCTCTGAATCGAAACGAGGCTGAGAAGTCATCAGCAAACGGTTATCGAAGACAACCGCAGAGCTGGCCCACAAAAGGTTTGTCTGATCGTTCTCGACGATGGGCGTCATTTCCCCACTGATCGGTGTGTTGCCCCAATCGGTGAACGACCGGCGAGCGATGATGAACGAGCGGATGCCGTCGATAGCTCGGTAGAAGACATCGCCATTGACGGTGATGGCCGACCGTGCGCCTAACGCGCCGCTGGTCAGCAAGCTGATAGCCTGAATCGGATAGTTCAGGTTCTTCCAAACATCACGGTCTACAGGAGCTTGGACGCTGAAGACGTAGCGAGGAGTGAAGACAAGAAGCGGTCCTTGGCCAAGCGATGTGTCTGGATTGCCTGGGACGGCCATTGCTGTGATACCGCCTGAATCCGACGGAACCGCAAAGTCACCGCCTTCATTGAGGAAGGTGTTCTCTGTTTCTTTG